ATAAGTCCACCTGTTCCATTTTCAGGTAATAATTCTTTAGTTGGATGCGTTTGCCATTCAGGCCACATTTTCCAAAGACCAACTAAAGTATCCCAATCAGATTCTTTTAATTTACGTACACTTAATTCCATTTAATTTAATTTAATATGATGATTCTACATATTGTGAAGAGACTGCAAATAATTCTTTCATTCCACCTGGATCAGTAACAGAATCAGTTGCCATTGTAACTGTTGCAAAATAACCTTTTATCCCGGTCATAGCGTTGCCCCAAATAACTTCACCTGCCGCAGCTGGACTATTATTTATAAGGCTTGCCATGTACTTATTTTCTTTTCTATCAAAACCAGCATGATAAATAGGTGGTATCAACTGAGTGGTGCCAGTTCCATACTCATTACCAAAACCATCGTAAGAACCTTGATTGTAACTGTAGACTTTTATAGGTAGAGCATTTCCATCACTATCAACAGATCCAACTGTGTCTTGAGTGTTAGCCACGCTGTTTAATTTATTTGGTGTATTTACGCCTGTAAGATCCGACACAAATGAATCAACTTGCCATCCATTGCCGCCTTCATAGTTTACTGTTTTAAATACTTTAGATACGCTAACCTTTGGATTAAATATAAAAGTTATGCTAGATTTTTGAGATTGTCCATAAAAAACACCTCTAATAGGAGAAGTTCCGCCTCTAACTGGCGCTGTATAATGCTTATATAAAGATCCGTTTATTGTTGAAAAGTAATTGTTTTTTATGCTAACAACTTGGTCTGGATTGTAACTAAAAAAACTAGGAAAACCATTAACACTATCGTCAAAAGATAAAGTTTTGTAACTTATTCCCTCTACTGAAGACCGTAAAGATAATACATATTGTTTATTATGTATATCCCAGCCACCAATAGCTTTTCCAGGATCTGAACTATTTGCATCTAAAGACCCTAATTCATCTCTAAAGAAGTCAGCCATACCATAACCAGATATTTCTGTAATACCATCTTTAGACAGTCTTAAAACAACTCCTCTATCTTTGTCTGTAAAGTATTTTCTATATCCATAAGCAGCAAAGCTTTCGGGGTTTCTACTTATACCGTAATTACCGCCATAAGGCTGCAATGTACCTATGACCAAATTAGAAGAAGTAACAGTTCCTCCACCTTCAGCTGAGTATATAGCGTCTTTATCAATCAAAGCTCTACTTACTTTAGATTCTTGAAATATAGTTAAATTAGAATCTTCAGCATAAATTCTCTGTATTGATCCATTAGATGGATCGGCACTTTTAACAATGTCTTCACCTATAGAAAAAACATTAGTATCATTTACGCCTGTTCTAGAATTAAATATTCCAGAATATATCATAGAACTTGATCTAATAGAGGCATTAGGATTGTCTTCAACTAAATAAGCTTTAACTCCTAATTGCACTGTAGTGTTATTGTATCCTCCTCTTATTCTAGCTTCTTCTATTCCCCAGTTTAAATCATTTGTTAATGGAAGACCTTGACCGTTAACAACTTGAGGCCAAGCGCCGGCAGTACCAGCTGCAACGCCTCTAGAACCTCCCCAAGAAGGAAGACCTACAGCGTCGTCATTTAAAACTTTTCTAAGTTTAAAGCTATTGAAATATTTAACTTCTATTACTCCCATATTATATTATCACATGTTATTTTTAAATATACCTATAATTATCCACCTATTGTTTCTTTATTCACGGTAGAAGGTTCTGCTGTTTTTGGTACTTTTAACCCTGTTGAACTAAACTGAGCAACCCATCTTCTATTTGTGCTATTTCCATACAATATATTATTAGGCGTTACCATGTCTGTTCCTATTGATCTTGTTCCAGGATTATTAGTTCCAAATTTAGCATGAAAATTTTCGGAGTCATTATTTACATCACCTACCGGTTCATAGCTATGCCATTTATTGTTTTCTAAAAAACCGTAAACCTCTCTAAGTTCAGATGTTGTATATAGTTGAGTTATATACTTTGCAGACCATTCTTTCGCCCAAACTGGATTATTGCCTGGAATTTGACCTGAAGCGGTTTGAGCGTCATCACTATTTACATTACTTACTTTATATTGATAAGCGGTTTCGTTTGTCTGATTAGTTTTTGGGTAATAAAAATCTCCATAAGAAACTTTAATTTCTGGCGTAAAGAGCGTTTGTTGTGATCCGTTCTTTTTTGCAAACGTGGCCATGTTATTAGAATTTTCTACCGTTGGCAAAACACTCCTGCCGCTTGGAGAATTGTTAGCTGATTGAGGGTATTTTATTAAAATTCTGTATTCTCCGAATTTATCATTTAAAACATCGCTATAGCTTTGGTCTTTTCCAAAAACAAAAGTTTTTGAAAGAACAGCCCAAGGCTGTCTAAATCTTTCAAAAGAAGTTCTAGCACTTAGCGAATAAGCAGCAGCTATAGCCACGTCTTTGGTGTCTATATTTAACGAACTAATAGGTAAACCTAAAGAATCTGAAGTTTGTCCAGCCTCTTTGTTTCTTATGAAACCTGTGTTTAAAAAATTTCTATAAACTTCATTTCCATTATTGTTAGGATATATTTGATTTCCCTGTACACCACCAATTCTACATTCAGCTCCCTCTACATCTGTAGCTGTGATCCATTCTTCAGCAGGACTAGCTCTATATTGAAAATAACCAAACCAAGCTACGCCATATTGTATCTCTAAAGTTGGAAAATCAACAGGAATTTGACTACCTGTTTCGGGCTGCACATAAGCGAAATTAGCATATCTAAAATTAACAGTAAGGTAAGCAGTTCCTTTGGTTAAAGTAGAATCATTTACGTTTTTAGATTTGTAATTATTATTACCAAAAGTATATGGACGACTTTCGGAATCCAAACTATTTGGACTATTTTCAGATTTAGAAATACTACCGGAAGTTGGATTTAATACAAAATAATTAGACGGTATTTCAGTTCCATCAATAGGAGCCTTACTGTTTGGTTGCTGCGCATTTTCTTCGCTATTTAAACCAGGAATTGTTGATTCTATTAAACTTGCATTTGCAAAATCACCCCAATAAACTCCAGTTGATTGAATTCCATTTGCTATTCGTTTTTCTAGAGATGATCCAAAGTCAACGTCAATTTGATCTGCTCCAAATATAGCTTTTAAAGCATAAGATTTAGATTTAGATCCAGGAATTCCAGAACCTTCGTTACCACCCGCATCTTTTATGGTTAATGTAAAATCGTAACCTCCAGAAACATTTCCAGTTTTCTCATATAACTTACCATCTTGATCTATAGTTAAAGAAGATAAAGTAGAACTAATTGACCACACTAAACCTATTTGGTTATCGTTGTCAACTATAGCTCCATTTTTACCTGTAAAACTAGCTATAGGAATTTCAAAATCTGTTCTATCTTGTACAGAAACATTGTTTGGGTTGTTAACTAAAGGTTCTGAATTTAATAAATATAAAGATTGTGTAGTGGTTGTTTCCCCTGAAATTTCACCCGCTTGAGTTTCTCCTGATACTCTAAATGTAAAGTTGTATTTATTGTCATTTAAAGTAGGAACAAAAACTTGAGGGTTTTTTATTGTAATATTATATTGATCAAAACCACCCGCATTTGTTTTTACAAGCAACGGCGAATTAAAAAGATTATCTTTAATGTCTGTATTACTATTTCCTCTAGTTACAGAAAGCAATTCCATGGTGCTAGTAGATAACGCTTGAGGACCAAGTGCATTTTGAAAAGTAGGTATAAACGGAATTGCAGTTAAATTAGAGCCAGCGCCACTACTTTCAAACCAATTAGAAGTAAAGTTTTGAAAGCCATTAACTGTAGTGTCTTCACCTGCTATGGCATTTAAATCGCTTATTAAACCAGAGCTCGATGTTTCCCAGAAAATATCTAAAAGAGACTCTACAGGTGACGTTTCGAATACACCTAATAATATTTTATATGTAGATGCAAGAACGGCGGCTTGTAACGAACCTATTGGCAGCGGAAGAGTTGATGTAGCTGGAGGAATTGGAAACTTTACGTTACCTTGAGATATTCTAGCTATGTATGGATTTGTTTCTGTTTGATATACTGTAGCCGAATTTGACGAAGTAGCTGGAGCTATAGCTTCAAATAGATTATTTTGTTCAGATATAGTGACAACAGTTTGAGAATTGATTTGAGGATAATAAGGTGTTGTAACCGTTGGGGTTGCTGATCTGTTAGGCGTAACTCTACCAAATAATTCAACCTCACTTCCATATTGTTTTTGCTCTGGTCCTACTTCTGTTAAGTTTCTAGGAACTTTATTTATATTATCACCTATAAGGGTTATATGTGCTATAGTTCCCTGCGGATCAGGTGGAGTGCCAACAACAGGTGGATCAGCCTGAACTATATTAGGATAACCATCTAATATACCGGGCAAATAAACATTATAGTATTCTTGTTCAGTTTGTTTTACAACAATTTTATAAGAATACCAACCTAAAGGATTGTATGTTGAACTATTGACATCACTGTTGTAAAGACCAGGCCATCCAAAAACGTCAGAAGTTGCGCTTATTGGATTATTTATTAATACTTTTAAAGAATCTCCAGGCTTTGAGTTAACTGTATTTTGTCCAGTTCCAGGGTCTGGATTATACTCATGATAATATGTTGAACCTCCATATATATTACCTTCACTATCGGGTCTAGATGTAATGCTTACGGGAGATAATATTGTTGTTGATTGTCTTCCGTATCTATCAGACAAAACAAACCCTACTTGATAGTTTCTATTTTGTTTCACCGTGTGCTCAGGATACTCTACTATACTTGTTGTCCAACTAGATTTAGAAGCTGTTGGATCTGTACTAAAAGCAAACTTAGGCGTAACAGCAACGTCATAATCTATAAAAGAAGGTGGAGTGTGTTTGTCTTGAAAATTACTATATACAATTCTATTACTAATAACTTCTTGACCTAAAGCCTTTACAGGAACTTTATCGTAAACTCTTATTATTTCGCTTTCTGGTAAAGTTTTGTATGGTTTTCTTGATTGATAGTCATATAAATAAGAAAAATCAGTAGATTTAGAAAAATCACTAGATCTTATTGATTCTAAAACTTTTACGTTTAAAGAATCAGACTCTTTGTACAGAATATCAATTTCTAATACCGCTAATTTAGCCGTTAGTTCAGAACCTATATAAGGTAAAGGTATCACTAACCCAACGCTATTAACTTTGTTCTCCATAAAACGAACAATAGTACTTCTGTATGTGTTATCTTCATCACCAGATAAAAAATAACCATCTTGTTTTGGTATAAAAGCCTCTTGTGTAAACGGCGCCATTATAGAGTATTCTCCATCTAAGAATTTAAATCTATAACTAAAAGATACAAATTTATCTTCTAAAAAATCAGGATCTCCAGGCCATGCTGAATTGTAATATGGATTAGCGGTTCCGTCTGGAAGATTTTGAGAAACAACATCTTTAAGTGTCGTGTTTGCAGTTCCTGAGTTTTCAGCTATATAAAGATCTATAGCTTGATAAGGATTATATTTAGCTACAGATATTAAATCTTCTTTATCGTAGTAAGAAGAACTACCTAAAGCATCTGTTATGTTTATTACTCTTGGCTGGTTTCTATTGTCTGTCCAAAAAAGTAAATCTTCTAATACGTTTATACCGTAAATTGGACTTTGTTGGCTAAAATTTAAAAAAGAACCCTGTACTAATAACGTAGGAGTATTATCGTCACTATTATATGAATATATAAAATTACGTGCAGTTGAAGAATAAGAACTCACTGCATTAGTTGTTAAAAATATGTATATATTAGAAGAGTTTGTGTCAGATAGTAAGCCTATAGACTTTAAAACACCTCCACTTCCTGGAGCTATAATGTTAAAATCAACAGCTAATAAATTTCCAACGGCATTTTCTAAAGCACCTACGTCTTCGCCTTCTGATTTACTAACTTGTATATTTTGTCCGTCTCTATATTCACCAGATGGCAGTAATCTACTATCCAGGTCTTTATTCATTTTAGACTTTATAAAAGCATTTTTAACTTCAGCCATTCAATTTAGTATTTAATCCATTTAGATTTACCTCGAGCAATCTGAACAAACTCATTTAATTTTATATTTGATAATCTAATCTTAGCGTTTCTAAGTTTAGCACTTTTTTCACGTCTTAATCTCTGTATAACATACTCAGGCTGATTAACTCTAGTGGCTAAAATAGCATGACTAATATGAGCATATAAAGCTTCTTCGGCTAGTTTAGGTATTTTCATATCAGCATCATAGCCTAAACCATCTGATATATATTCTAAAATTATAAGCTTATTAGCAAGATCGCTAGAAAAAGACATTTTACCATTTCTATCGTTTATAGTAAACCACCCGTTAACTTGAGCCGTTTCAGGCTGTAAACCATATCTTTGACCAAAGTAATTATCTCCGTACATACCACCGTAACCTAAGCCATCTGATAATAACATGCCTGTTAAATTGCTCTGAGCTGCATTGATCTGTTCTAGGTTATTAGTAGCCCATCTTTCTTCAGTTATAGACGTAGTATCTATGTTATTGCCTACATTATCTTGTATTGGAATACCTTGATTGTCTTGACCGGGTATTTCATATGGATTTGAAGTTAAAGTTGTAGGATATATAATATGTTTTATTCCTTGACCATCAATCCAAGACACATTTACGTAATTAACGTAGTCTTGAGGAAGAGGTACGCTAAGATTAGCAGGAATATTTAATTCTTGAGAGCGTATACTTTTTAATGTATCATAACTGAATTCTTGTAATCCTCTTTTAGCAAAGAATATTACGTCAGTAGTCTTAACGCTAGGTATTAATTTTCCCGCGCCAACATAACCAACCATAAAGTTTGTTATAACATCTTCTAGAGTAGTGTAAGAATAACCTCCATAATTATTTTCAACAACATCACCAAAAGCATCTCTGTCTCCGTATTCACCACCGTATTGGCTAAGAAGTTGAACAACAAACCAATCATTTCCTGTTACAGCGCCTGTTATTGTTATTTCATTATTTAAAACTGTGTACGCAGATGTATATTCTGAAAAAGATCCAGGAGCTCCATCATCACTTTTGTATAATCTAAAGTTATTTAAATTATAACCAGCAGTAGTTGGATCGAAATTGCCAAAAACTAAATCAGTATCAAACGTAGTCGCTAGCTTAGAATTAGCTATAGGAGCTTGAAACGTTTGAGAACCAGCATAATACTGTGCATTAGTTTCGGTTATTAAACCGTTATTAGGTGTAGCCATTTGTTAACTTTTTTTATTTACTTCATCAGCTTGAACCTGTGCTGCAGCTGCTTGAACTATTTGAGGATCTCTTATTACTATTCCAGCGTATAACAAAACTTTTAATATAACTTCACTTTGCTCTGATTCGTGTAATTCAAAATCTACAGAATTTGCAGCAACATTCTGGTATTGACCTAGTCCACCAACATCAAATGCCCAGACTATGTTATTGGGTTTTCTTATGTAGTCAACTTTTATTCTATCAACTATGCTTGTAGGTTTTACAAATAATTTTTGATTTTCATAAAGATAAGCTGGATTTATAGTGCTAGGTTTTGTAAGTTTAGATTGATTAGCATAATAGAACTCATGCCTGTCAAGTCTTTGAACAATTTTTTCATCATTATAAAGTACGTTTCCTAATCTATAAAAATCAACAAAACTTCCATAAGCATCAAGCCCTGGTAGTACAAAATATGATAGGCCACCAACAGTAGTATATGTTGCGTCGCCGAATGTTTTAAAAATAGCTAATTTTTCATCAATATTTTCTTGCCTATCTGCATAGTCTGTATCTGCTTGAGGTACACGTAACTGCTGATTAAGATCATCAAAGTATTTTTCAAATACTTCTAACTGTACTTGTGTTGCTACCGAATTAAATTCAGTCGGGGTCATATAACCACGCTGCTCTTTGTTTAGTATCAATAAAACAGTTTGATATACTGTGTTTACGTTTATAGCCATTTGTTATTATTATTAAAATAAAGGAGGCTCGCGCCTCCCTTATAATATTACATGTTAAGAGAACTTTTTCTCTATAGACTGGAATACTTGTATACCTTCGTCTGTTTTGAAGAAAGATGCCATAGCTGAGTATGGATTTTCATCAAAAGGTATTGTCATTAATTTACGTCCATTAGATGCCCAAGTAAATGTTCTTTGATCGTCAGCAAGTTTTATAATATTTGCTTCAGTTGCTCTAATGGCAAAATTTCTAAGTTGAACATTATCATCGTTAGCTAGATCTAAGAACAGTTTAGGATTATACTTAGCAAATAAGAATAAGTCTCTTTTAAGTTCCTTAGAACTCATGTCTGACACTTTAGATCCTAACTCTACACGCAGTATTGCTTCACATTGATCAATGTCAATGTTTTTAGCAACGTTTAAAGCCTCTAACTCCATCTCTAATTCAAATAAATCATCTTTAGCATCTTCTTGAATATCTTGCTCTGTATACAGTATACTTAAAAGCGGGTGATATAAAGATAATATTTTTTGAAGTGCTTGATTTTCTTTAGTAACTAATAAACTTCCTTCTTTAAATCTAATATGGCCAAGCGTAGCTTCGCCAGCTTGTTCGTCTTTAAATGGAGAGTTTTGATTAGTTGCATATCTAACTTCTCTTTGTTCGTTTTTTTCAGCGTCATACCACAATAGTGGATGCCTTGCTGTATGTTTTGAAGGTATTTTTAATGTTAAAGGATTATGAGGTCCTTTTAAAAAATAAGTTCTGTCTTTTATTTCCCAAGACGAATCTTGAATTGTTTGTTTTTTAGCCATAATATAATATAATTTGATATTTAATAAGAGTAGAAGTTACCCTCGTCAGTTCAACGAGGGTAAATCTACTAGAGTAATTACACTCCTTTGAATAATACAAAGTTGTTAGCAGCTTGCACTACTAAACATCTTTCAGATAAGAAGTTAACTTCCATTGCATCAAGAGTACTTGTGAAAGCACCACCTGCTGATCCAGTTAACCAAGACTTCATACGACGATCTTCTGTTTGAGAAGCTCTGTATCGCACGTGTAAAAATGGTCTACGGATGTTAGTTCCTAAAATTTGATCGTATACTGTAGAAGTTCCAGCTGGCACTAAGATACCTTCGATAGAAGATGGTCCCGTTTGCGCGCCACGAGTAGAAGCGTCATTTAAGTATTTCCAGTCAGTTTTATAGAAGTCATAAGATCCTCTGCGGAAACCACTAAATCCAAGATTTAATGCCATTTCTTCAGAATTTTCAAATAATCCATAAGCAGTACCACCTTGAGATCCTTGAGATACAGCACTTAGCATGTTATCAAATTCTAGTGAAGTTGAACGTTGTAAAAACAACATGTTTTCTTCAATAGCTCCTTGAGTATCTAAGTTTTTCAAAATCTCATCAAAGTCATCAATTCCGCTTGCGCCACTAAATCCAACTTCAACATTACCTCTAGACTGTACAGCAGCAAATAAACCTTGAGTACCTTTAAACGTAGCTGCTAAAGCTGCTGATCCTGCCGCTGCAAGCTCACCTTCAATAACACTCATTTCTAAGTAATCTTCAAAACGTAAGCGAGTTTCAGATTCAGCTTTTAAATACCATAAGTATCCAGAAGTACCATCTTCAGTAGCAACTTCTACCCAACCGATCTGAGCCATGTCAGAACCATTGATAGTATAAGTATTACGAATGATGATAGGTGAATTAGAAAACTGAGTAAATGAAGGATCAATACTGATGTTAGTAGTTCCAACAGCTGGATTAACACCACCTGCTACAGAATTAGTTGTTTGAGATCCTTTATTAAATTCAGAACCGTATACAAAAATCTTAACGATAGCACCTAAACCAGCTGTGTTTGCAGCAGTATAAGGAGCAACTGTTAATTGACCAGCAGTAGCGGCTCCAGGAGCAGCTAAGCTACTAGCTGTAACGATACATTTTAATTCTTGACCAGCTCCATCCATAGCAACTATAGTTTGCCCTGGAGATACTACGTTAGTAATAGCCGGAAGACCAGCTGCAGCTACACGAACAGGAATAACAAGTACGTTAGCGCCTGCATTACCTACATTATCATAAGAGATATGTAGTCTGTTTTGTTCTGACCAAATAACTTGATCTGATGTCATTGGCATTTCAGCTCCAACCATACGTAAGAATCCAGAAAGAGTTCTATTTCCGTAACGTTCTACTTCTTGTTCGTAGATCTCAGGTAGATACTGTTGTGCGAAATCATTGGCGTTAGCGCCGCCTGTGTTAAATGCTAAATAGTTTGTCGCTAACAGTTGTTGTTGTTGCGATGGTACTATCGAACCGAATTGTGGACTTAAAGCCATAATAGTTTAATTTTAATTGTTAAATTTTCTTGTTTTAATCTTAAGCTTTGAAGAATCAAGACCGCTAATTGCTTTCACTTTCAATCCATTAACAAATACATTACCATCTTGCGTTTTGCGAGGCTCTGTACTTATGTTTTTAGATTTAGCTAGTTGACTTTTAATCGCGTCAGTTTTACCTTGTTCATAAAAGTGTTGCGCTATAGTGTCAGCGTTTCGCGCTGCGTATAAAGCTTTGTGATAACCTTTCGTATCAACAACTTCTCCCTTGTCATTTAAGAACGTCTTAATGAATGTAGAAATGTCTTTTTGACTATCTCCAACCTTAACTGGATCCTTGATACCATATCTAAACTTTTTCTCTCCAACTTTAAAATCAAAACCTTTGAAATTGCTGTTAAGAAGTTCGTCTGTTTGGCCGTGGAACTTGTTTTGGTTAACTTTACTGAGCTCTTGCTCTTCGTTGTATCGGTTGAAAAAATCTGTAGCTTTTTGCTGCTCTTGATTTACTCCAGGTCTCAACTTGATCTCTGCATAGTATTCATCTTTAAGCGAACTCAAATAGCTTTTAGCTTTTGCAACTTCTTCTTTATATGCGAGTTTCTTTTTACGGATGTCTCGCGCTTCATCTAAATCCTCATCAAAATTAAAATTATCTTCAATTACGAAGTCAATTTCTTCTGAATCTAAATGTGGTTTAGCTTGTTTATAGTATTCTTTTAATAATGCTTCTCCATCTACATTACTGTAGTCTGCGTTTAATCTTGCATAGTCATCTATAGTACCACCTGTCTCTTTCATGAAAGAAACTAATTTTTCTAGATTTTCTGGAACATCTTGTGTTTCAGCTTGCGGTAATACTTCTTTTTGTTCCTGTGAGGTAGTGGCGTTTTCAGTGCCTCCAACCATTGTGATCTCTTCAGAACTATTGTCTTCATCTTCTATTAATTCTAAAGGTGATTCTACTTCTTCATTTTTGATTTCAATCTTAGTAATCTCGCCGGACTGCTGTACTTGTTCTCCCACTTTAGGTATATCTCCGGTTTGTTTATCATCAACCACTGCTTCTGTTTCTCCGATCGGAATGGCATCTTCTGTTGGTTTTTTAGTTAAATCTACTTTGGTGATTTCTGGAACAGTATCCATGTCTTTGTACTTAGGCATGTGATGCTTAACTTTAAATTCACCTTCTTGTTTTACTTGTTCTGACATAATATAATATAATAAAATTAATAATTCACTATCTTGGCGTAAACTGCTCTAGTCCAAATCCATCTAGATTATCATTACCTGCTGATTCAAAATTCTTAGGTAATAAATCGTTTTGTCTTTGATCTATCAGTTCGCTTTGTTGTGTACCTTGCATTTGTAGTCTTTGATCTTTTCGATCTTCTATTTGTGCTTCTTTTTGTGTATCCGCTTTGGCTCTCATTTCAGCTAACTTAATTTGATACGAAAACTCTTCAGCCATTAAACCTCTTTTTATTTGAGCCTCTTGCTCCATTCGTTCAATTTCAAATTGTGATTTAGCTTGTTCTATTTGAACTGTTGTTTGAGCTAATGCTTGTTGTTTTTGCACCTCTGCAGCTGCTGCTTTTTCTGCAGACTCACTATTAGCTTGAGCCTGTGCTTGAATGTTTTCCATTTGAGCAGCTCTTTCAGCAGCTTCATTTTCAGCTTGTCTAAACTTAAGCAATGTATTAGCTAGCTTTATATTCTGTATATTTCTTATATCTATAGCGTCAGCTAGTTTTATACTTCCAGCTTGTAGTGCTATTTGTATACTTTTTTCTAATTGAGCTTTATCTTCTTCATCTGGCTCTAAATCTAAAAATATTCCAAAGTCATGTAAAGACAATGAGTCTATTTCTTGAAGAGTAGCGACATTGAAAGCATTTATACTGTTTAATAAAGAAGCTTTAGTTAAAGGAAACTGAAGCATATCACTAACTCTTAAACTAACGTTTTCACAAGAGCGTATAGTTAGATACATTAAAGACTGTAATATATGTCTTGTAGCTGTATTAGAATTAGCTGCTGCTAGTTTTTGCAAACCAACTAGTGCGTTTTTATCTGGAGAGCTACCGTCTCTAGCTTCATTAAGCCCGGTTACATCGCGTATCATTTGTAAGTAATATTGATACGTTTGTATCATGGCTTGTATCTTAGATATACCTGAAGAACTTTGAAGTTCTTGAATAGGTATTTTACCTCTATTCATTTCGCCATCTTGAGTGAGCGATCTACCTACTATTGTACCTGTTTGGAAGTACATGTTTAATGCTTCTGCTGCGTTATAGTTTGTTCCGTTACCTAAATCAACTTCAGCTAAACCATCAACGTCTACATATACTCCATCTGGAACTAGTCTAGCTAGCACTTGCTGTAGTTTAAGATGCGTTAATTGAATCATATCAGCAAAACCAGTTGTTCTACTTACTATAGACTCTATACGTCCTTGATACATTCTAGGAGCAGATATAACATAATTCATGTTAACCTTTGTAGTATCGCCGTAAGGTCGTGTCATGTTTTCAGACAATTCCCATTTAAGTATACTATCACCCATACCTAGTATTTTTGCTCCTGTGTATAAAACCTCTATAGATCTTGAAGCTCTTTCAAAGTTATCACTAGGTGGTGGATTAAAAGTATCTTGCTTTTCTAAGATTTTTTCTAGTCCTTGCTCTGTTTGTTTTATTTTAAATACTTGATCTTGATATGTCTTGTATTCAAAGAATAATACTTGATGTTGATTAACATCACTATTAACCTGCCAATCGCTTTGAGCATAGTTTTGGCGGCCTGGATATTTCTGTATTCTTTCTAGCTCTTCATCTGTTAAGTCTGGAAACAATTTTTTTATTTCTGGAAGAGTTATACTCTTTATTTCTCCAACATAGTATATGTCTTCAAAATTAGGATCATCTGTAGCTGAATAAACTAGATTAGCTGGATTCACATAGTCTATAGTAATTCCTTCAGCTAAATTAAAACTAGTCTTAACAGCTGATATACCTAAAACTGTTAAATCATAAGCTAATCTTTTTTTAGTTTCGTCAAATTTATTTGAATCAAGAACATTGTTTATAACTTCTTCTTCAGCTATCTCAATGCTCTGCTTATAATTTAGTTGCATATATAGATCTAACTCATCTTGGTCTTTAGGAAGATTATCGGGATCTGTTGAGGCAAAGAAATTTTGACCTGTTGCTTGAGATAGTTTTTCTATCGCTGCTTTGTTTTTAATGTCACGCATGGCATTAGAAGCAAAATCAGTACGTTGTTTTAACGCAAATGGATCAGAGGCAAATGAATTTAATTCATATCCCTTTTCAGTCATACCATTAACTACGATATCTACAAACTTAGATAGCACAGGTATTGGTTTCCAGTCTAAATTTAAATAAGACAAATCACCATTATTTGACAATTCGTCCTTATATTTCTGCACAGGTTGTTCACCTCTAGCATATAATCTTAGTCTATTAAAGTTCTGGAAATTATAGGAAAACCTATTCTGTCCACTGTTATTTCTAAACCACTCTTGTTCAATAGCGTTTCCAACAGCTAAACCATATTCAAATGATTTCTTTTCTTCTTCAGGTACCACCTGATCTGGAAAGATGCTATTATTATTAGTATAGACCATTTATTATATTATTTTTGAATTTTCACCTGTATTATTATATTTTCTAAAACCTAAAGACACTTTTGATATAACTCTTTGTGCTACAGGCGTATATCTATTTTTATTGCAAGCCATTATAGCTAAACCTGAGCTTATAGAAGCATCATGTTTTGTTCTGTTGTTTATATTGAACTTTTCCCAGTCTTCTAATGTTCTTTGAAAATACATGTTACCATAACCTTGATCTTGTACGCCTATATGGTGTTCTATATAATCTTCTATTGCAGCAGCGTGAGCTTGTTTTATATCCTCACTTGAGTTAGGTATTCCACCTATTTCTCTTTCGGTAACAGATAATTTATGCATGACCTTGTCTGGTCTATTCATAGAGTAACCTCTGTAACCTCTTCTTTTTATATAATACAAAAGTCTAGGTTTATTATTCTCTGCTAATATTGGCATACCATAAAAAACCAAAGCCATTAAAACGTCTTCAAAAAACATTTCAGCAGTTTGTGGTCTAGCTATGTATTCTAAAAAGAATAAATTAGGAGGAACGTCTTCCATTGAAAACTTAGTTAAACCATGTAAAGCACCGTTGGATCCTCTACCATCTACCGTTCCTGATATGTCATAACTATCACAGCCAAATGCGCCACAATGATCATTACCTGGATATTTTGTATTGTTTTTTAATATATACTTATTCTGCAAATTACTTGGAGGAACCCAACTAACGAAAAATCTACCATTTTTACTTGGTAAAAACATCACCCTAGTATCTTTAATCCCACCTTCCCATTGAAAATTACCCTGCGTAACAACATTAGTGTTACGAAGATCTTCATTATAGTCTATTTGCTCGTATATTTTAGTTAAATTAAACAAAGCTTGCTTAGCTTCATCTCTAAAAGCATGCTTAGTTGTTCTTGGAAATTGTCTATAGTATTCATTTAAACCGTCTTGATCTGTTTTCAAACCATCAACTTCATTCTCCCAATGCGATATAACACCTATATCTATGTCTTCTCCATCAATACCTTTAATTGGTTTTTTCGGAGTGTCGAATACAGGAAATCCATGAGTATCAATGTATCCTTCGTAGTTCCATTCCATAGGTATGAACAAACTATATAGTCCTGAACTAGTCTGTCCATTGCGGTTTCTTTCGGTGACGTCCGAAGCTTCGTATAGTTTCTTAAAATTTGCTCCACCTTTATCTAATGCGTTTGAGGTAGAACCCATCATACATTTTCCTACTATTTTTCTACCTAATCTTAAAGTTGTTTTCGTGACCCTCCAGTTGTTGAGGATGTTGTCCGGTCTCTCCCATTTACCCGATTCATCGTGGACGAGGAGCTTGAGTTTCTCTCCGTCGTACGAGTTGTCACCGGTATTCTTCCAGTCGATCGTGGTGTCGAGACCGTCTTGTATCTCCTCGCTGGCCTCTTTAATCGAGTTTCTCGTGAGCCGCTTAGACGGTACTTTGTAGGATAACTCCGTCTTTGGTCTTTCCATACCATCTTGTACGGGCTTGAAAAAGAACGGGTAGTTAAGTGATATGGGTACAACCTTGTCCGTAAACATCTTCTTAGCATCAGCTCCCGATTTAGAGAGTATCCCAAACCTAGCATCTCTTGATATTGTAGCGAGGTTAACAGTGTCTGCGGATGCCATGAATGAGAATCCAGAACGCCTGTTCTTAAGATAGCACATTCCGTAACTACG